ACCAACTTATTACGATAACGAGTCATAACATCACGGAGATATTGCTCCGCTTTGATTTTTGGAAGATTACCTACATCAATGTAGAAAATTCTTCTTTCTGGGGCTCTTGATAATCTGTAGATAACGAGAGAATCCTCAATCATTCTAAGTTGATTGAGTGCCTTGATTGCTTTGTGGAGATATGAAAGAACTACTTGTTTGTTTCTATCTACCAAACCGGAATGAACATAAGTGATGGCATCTTTGGAGATTCTTGCAGCACCACCTACAGCATTTTTAAATGAACTGGTTCTTTGTCCACCTCTGGTATTTGGATCGTATTCATAAAACTCCTCTACTTCGGGAGTTGACATATTATTAATTCCAACTTTATCTCCAGCAACCATAAAAGATGGATTCAAAACATGCTTTCCATCTTTTTTAATTTTCCTTACAAGTTTGATCTTCATTGGATCAATATATCTAACCTCTTTAATTCCTTCTTGAGGTTTTTCTAGATCAATAACTTTATGGTAGTAGATTCTTCCATCCACATACCAATTTCTCATAATCTCATGACATCTCTTATCAAAATCTAAGACTTCTTTAATGTATTTAAATTCTTGTCTGATAATATCTTTTAACTTATCTGAAGCTGGAACATTTTGCAAATCAATCTGAACCGGAGAATCATTCTGGTCGGAAACGATTGCCTCGTTAATAATATCTTCAATAGCCCCATCAACCTCTGGATGGATAGCCATTTCACGATATCTTTTGATTAAATCATACTCGGACTTATAAACTCCTTCAATATCAACGTATTGTCCATAAAAACCACTAGACACATAAAAGTCCGAAGAATCTTCTTGATTCTCCGGAACAGGAGAGACGATAGACTTTTTAGATCCATCGTCCCCCGAGTCTTGGATTTTGAAACCAAATAATTTAGGCATTACTCAAGTGTAAACTCTGTTTCTACTATTTATAGAGGGTTCAATACTTGAGGATCTGTTCCTAGTTGTGTATTACCAGAAGAATCAAGAGCATCCCACCACTGAACCTGAAGATCTACGGTGAATTCTTCAATAGTATCAGTAGAATCATAAGAAAGATCAATTGCACTTACTGAAGTTGGGAAAATTCCGTAGAACTTATATGCTTTAAGAACTGGGATAGAATCACCACTACTTGTTATAGTTGGGTTTGCTACGTTTGAATTTGCAGAACTTACTGAAGATCTACCAAATTGTTTGACGATCGCATCTCTTTGATACTGAGCTGGGTTAATCAAACCAGAGTTATCATCATGTTTGTTGATGGCGTTCATCCATCTTTCGAAAGCTGTTCTGATTGAGAAATCAACATCATTGATTACTGTGATTGTCCAGGTATCAAATGTTCTGTCTCCTGCAATTTTTAGTTCTCTTCCTCTAAAAGGAACATTAATCACTCCAACGGTAGAAGCTGGAAGATTTGCAGTTTTGATCATGAATCTGGATAGTTCACTCACAGTTCTTGTGTTATCATTTGCCTCATTTGATTGATTGGATGAAGTAGCAAAAGTAGGAAAGTTCAATTCTACTTCAAAAAGGTTTGGTCTAGCCGCACCACCAATCAGTCTGGCTTTAAAATCTTCTAAAGTTCTAGAACTGAAGCTTGGTGTGTTTGAAAATGCCATTTTCGGTTACCTCGATAGGGATTGATGTTTTAATTTAGAATTAAACGGTTCCAACAACCTCTTCAAAGCTAACTCCAGTTCTGTTAGCAACGAAGGTTAGACCAATGAAGTTAATCGATCTTGCTGGTTTTACGAAAATATCAGCCCTAAACTGATTTGCGTCAATAACATCTGGGGTGTTATTTGACTCGTCACATACTACGAGGAAGTCTGTAATTCCTCTCTTAGCCTTTACATCACGGAGGTAAGGTTCTACGATATTGACGAAATTGGTTCTTGTGATTACATCATTGAACTCGAATAGTTGAGCTCTTGCAGCTCTTTGGATCGTTTCTTCAATTGTTAAGAATAAACGACGAACATTGATTCTATCAAACGCTGATGCATAGGATAGACCAGTCTTATCTCCGAAAAGAATGATTCCAGATCCTGGGGAGAAGATAACTGGGTTAATTCTCTTAGGATATAGGAGATCTCTTTGAGCTTGTGTTGGATTATATGCAAGTTTAACTGCATTATTGATAGTTCCTCTTGAAGAACCTGCTGGAGAGAACCATGGATAGTTATTGATGGATGTTCTTGCCATCAATCCAGCAATATCGCCATTCAGAGGAATATATCTGAACACATTATTGAATCTATCAAACATATACTTGTATCCAGAATCGAATACTGCATATGAACTTGATGGAACGGAATCATAGAACTTAATGATATTATTTGTTTGTGTATCAGAATTTGTTACATTAATTACTCCAGATCTTTCTGGTGAAATTGTAACCACACAATCTTTTCTCGCTTCAGCAATAGAAATTAGTCTGTTTGCTTTTGCTTGTGCTTCAAATATTGTTTGACCGCCACTTGGTCCACCAATAATAAAGTTTACTCTATATTCTGCTGGGTTAGAAAGAATTTCATATGACTCAATAATTTTGGAGAGTTCTGCTGACATTGCTCCACCAGAACCATAATCAACACCACCAGTTAGAGTATATGACTTGGAACCAACTACACCGAAATTAATTCCGGTTGTTTCTTGTCCCCATGAAATACTTCCACCACTCTTGACTGCATATCCGTCCAGAGATGTATAATCTGCTCCTGTGATGGAATCGACCGTTCCAGCGTAGATATACTGTGAATTATTTGATAGATAATCTTTGTAATAGATATTCTCTGATGGAGAAATTCTTGCGTCGGAAGCTTTAGATAGATTTGTGAATTTTTCAAGAATGTTTCCGGCTACTCCACTTACTGATCCCTTATCATCAACAACAACTACGTGCATCTCATCATTTAATGAGGATCTTTCGGAAGCGTACTGAGAAGTTCCTGGTTTTGGAGCAATATTCTTCCAATAAACTGTTGTATTGTCTAGACCCAAAGTTTGTTGTTCGTACCAATCGACGACGGCGTTTCTGTCCTCACTTGCATACAAACCTTCACCATATCCTAGAGTTCCATCTAGGGCATTTCTTGTGTATGTAACAACAAGAGTTGTTGATGCAAAGGAAACAGGTGCTGCAGTTTCTACTGTAATTGCACCAGTGGTAACTCCAACTACTCTAGTTTTAAACTCACTGTTTAGTGTTTGGATTAGGTCTCCGGTTTGGACATCGCCAAGTAAAGATACCAATCTTTGACCAATCTCAATAACTGTAGATCCTACTCCGACTGTACCGCCATCAGTAAATCTTACCTTTTCGAGAGAATTTGCAACTCCAACGTTGTTAAAGATTTGGTAATATGCACCTTGTCCGGCAAAATTTGTTGCAGCAAGAATTCTATTTAATGCATTATCTGAATAAGTTACAGGAACAGAAATTCCTGTAGCAACATCAAATCTGCTTACGATTTTTACATCGATACTTCCTTCATTGACTTTGGTAATAATACCTTTAATATATCCTGTGAAGTTCTCAACGGCTCCAGCAGATGTTACATATGAAGTGATAATTCCACATGTAATTGCATAACCAACGTTAAGTCCAAAAGTTCCGATGGAAATTCTTTGATCCGCTGCAGCGTCAATGACACAAACTTTCACATCATTTGACCATGATCCAGCTTCTTTAGATGCATATAACCAATCGCTTGGAGACTGATAATTATTGATATAATCTTCTTGAGACTTAATCTTTAGAGAAACTGGCCCAGCAACTGGTGCATGAGCATTTACTAGGTCATCATCATCAGTTCTAATGACTCTAAGCGTTCCACCATATGATAGATACGAAGAAGCGGTTAACCAATATTCGTATTGAGCATCTCTACTTGATGGCTTACCAAATTTCTTTACTAGATCCTGTTCAGTTTCTACTAAAACAGGAACATTAATAGGTCCTCTAGCGAATGGACCGGCGATGGCGCCCACTTGATCGTTTACTGCATCAATTCTGCCTACAGTAAGATCAACTTCCCTAACTTTAACGCCTGGTGATACTAAGTTTAGCGACATGTCTTTTCCTCTAAAGAAGTTTCAACTTGACTACAAATATTTATTATTTGCTAACTTTACATTGGGGAAACCGCTAATGAACAAGTTTACCAGTCCGGATAACGCCAACGAAGGTCATCTTGTTGGTATTTTTTTGTTTGTTGGCGTTTATTGGTAATTCTTTTTATCGTACATATTTTGCACTCATATGAATACGCAGATGGTATATCCCCTCTCCCCTTTCTAGTTAAATAAAATCCATCTATAAGGTCTTTGATCTCTCCACAAACTCTACACTTCCTTTCGGTAAGAAATAAATGTTCTATCTCAAATTGATCATCGATATCCATTATCTGTAATCCCACATATATTGACTATCGCCATATTCGTCAACATGCCAACGATTTCCGGAATCATCAACAAAACTCTCACCACCATCTAAACCATCTGAGATAAATCCAAAGGGAGCCATATCCTGTTCAATTTGGTTTCGTTGTTCTTCGTAAATTCTCTTGCGGACATCGTTATCCGTCATTTCTTTGAAATATGGTTGCATGACCAACCATGCAAATATAACCAGACACATTGCTAGGTCATCATTACAACCATCTTCAGCCTCAAATGAATTTGCCTTTTGGATAAAGGTAGTCAATTCGCTAATTACATCATAGTCATTGATTAGTAACTTATCATCTTCAATCAATGTCTTAAGATTCATGCATCCAACTTTCTTGACATTCTTGGACATCTTGACGCCCATCTGGGATTTCTTTCCAGAGAATCCTTGGCCCACAAGTTGTCCTGCACGACCTCTCATTGTACACATCAAGACATTATCATATTCCAAATCCATATGGAGAATCTGACCAACTTGTTCTCCTATATCATTAACTTCAACTAAGATATAAGCCTTATTATAAGCCATTGCAAGGTCTTTGATGATGCTTGGGAAAAGCATTGGTTTTATCTGATTATTTCTATACTTTCCAACTAATCTATATGGGAAAGTGGTTGTATCGCAAATAGTAAATGCAGAATAATCTTTTTCTACCCCACGAGCAACGTCAACGGTAATTACATAGTTGTGATCTTTTTGTGGTTCCTCATAGATGTCCAATCCTGCATTGCGTTTGATTGGATCATCATAAACTAAAGATCTGAGTTTAGCTGCAGATACAAGAGTATCAACAGATCCTAGGAATTCACACTCAAACTCAACTTTGAATTGTTGTTCAGAAGTGTTTGCAATAGTCTGAGCTTTCCATTTTTCGTCTCTACCAGGAACTTCAGACCAATGAACATCTGTCGGCACATATTCATTTTTACCTCTTTCCGCATCATGCCAAATACGGTAAAAGTGATTCATACCCTTTGGGGTAGAAACAATCAAGACTTTCGTGCTTTTACCTGACGAAATAGTAGGATATACAGAGGCAAAGAACTCGTCAGCAATGTGATTCGGGATGAATGCGAACTCGTCCAGAAAGATGACATTGTACGATCCGCCACGAACAG